TCTTCTTCTGGTTCACCTTGATCAAACATATTAGCAGCTACATTAGGTTTAATATCATCAATTTTCTCAGCACTCTTATTAAAAAGAATATCTTTGATCCTATCACTTATTCCAGATGGCGAATTATCAGACGCCATCATATCCATTAAATCAGCATTAGTTACTTCAGGCATAACATTAAATAGTACAATTTTTAGTATTTATCAAATTATTTATCAAATCTCAGCAGACTTGACTTCCTTAGCAGATGGTTCCATTACAGATGCATCCACTTCGGGTTCTTGAACAGGTGCTCCAAGATCTAAAGGTGCTCCTGTTTCTGGATCTACAGGTGCCATTGGATCAGGAATAATTCCTTCATCAATTTCCTTTGCGATCAGTTCATCTTGTTGAATGATTTCTTCATCCGTCTGACGAAGAATCTTGCGGCGAATATAATCTTGTGAATAATATTTACCTACATATGGTTCTGCTGCTGCAGCCATATTAATTCTCTCAGTAAGAAGTTCAGTTTCTTTTAGTTCTGAGAAATGGTTATCATAGATGAAATCATACTGAATATGATCCTCCATAATATTCCAATCTTCAGGAGTAATGATATTCTTAAGAATCAACTGCGTCTTAAGCATATCATTAAACATTGCTGAGAATCTTTTTCTCAAACGTCCAACAAACTTACTGAACTTAACCTCATCTCTTAAGATCTCTGAAGATCTTCCAAGGTTAAATCCACCATCTCCACCAATTCTAGAAACTGGAACATTCAGTGCTCTGTATAGTTTATCTTGGAAATACTTAATATCAGTAATCTCTCCAAGGTTCTGACCACCAGGCAAAGTGGTAATTTCTGTTCCTCTACCACCTTCACGGCGAGGTAACCAGAAATCTTCCAGCATACTCATGAATTTCTTATCATCACGAATCTCACCAGTAGATGCATCATATACCAACTTATTACGGTAACGCATCATAACATCACGAAGATATTGCTCTGCCTTTACCTTAGGTAGATTGCCAACATCAATATAGAAAATTCTACGTTCTGGTGCTCTTGATATTCTATAGATAACAAGACTATCCTCAATCATTCTAAGTTGATTGAGAGCTTTGATTGATTTGTGGAGATATGAAAGAGTTGATCCCTTATTCCTATCTACAAGTCCAGAAGTACAATATGTAATAGAATCCTTAGTGAATTTGATTCCAGCATTAGCACCTGCTGTTGAACCAGAATTTAAAGGACTTCCTATTGCATACTGCTGTTTTGGATTATAAAGGAAGTATTCTTCTATCTCAGGAAACTGATAATCCATAGGATTATCACTTATATTATTACTTTGTCTATACTTATCTCTTTCTTCTGCTTTATTCTTACGCACATAACGCATCTTTAATGCATCAACATAACGCAATTCTTTTATACCTTCATGTGGTTTTTTAAGGTCAATTACTTTATGGTAGTATAATCTACCGTCAATATACCAATTTCTATAGATTTCATGCGATTTTTTATCAAAATCAAGCATTTCTTTGATATATTTGAACTCACTTCTAATCTTATTTTTGATACCATCACTGGCTTTAAGATTAGATAGTTCAATTTCTACCGGACTATCATTCGTATCAGATACGATTGCTTCATTAACAATATCTTCAATAGCACTATCCGCTTCAGGATGAAGAGCCATTTCACGATATCTTTTGATTAAGTCAAACTCAGTTCTATAAACACCTTCAATATCAACATAGGAACCAAAAAACCCACTACTCAAATAATGATCACTCTGATCCTCTTTAGATTGAGGAACAGGTGATAGAGTAGTGGGTGATTTTGATCCGCTATCATCAATAGAGAATCCAAATAACTTAGGCATGATTTATTTTTTTATCTTAATCGCTGATCTATTTATCAGAGTTAATCAGACCGTTGCTCCACCAGGAATTGGTTCCCAGTATTGAACTTGGAATTCAACTGTAAACTCCTCAATAGTATCTCCGGTATCATATGAAAGATCAATTGCAGAAATACTTGTTGGGAAAATACTATAGAATTTGTAAGATTGTACTGCTTCTAAACCAGAGCCATCAACTCCTCCTTTAGTAGATGCCAATCTTGTCATTTGAGTGACCGTTGCATCAATCTGATAATCTGCTGGATCAGCGTCACCACTAGCATCGGCATATTGACCAACCTGTTGCATCCATGATTCCATGGCATTGCGAATCTCAAAGTCAGTATCATTAATTACTGTAATTGTCCAAACATCAAAAGTTCTGTCTCCAGCAACTTTAAAAATTCTTCCTCTAAAAGGAATCTCAATCGGTGCAATAGTAGATGCAGGTAAAGAAGCAGCTTTACATAGCATTTTAAGTTTATCAGCAGGAATCCCAGCGACTGATGCTGAATCGGTCATTTCAATCTCAAATAAATTGGGGCGGGCGCCGCCGCCCACCAAAGTTGATTTGAAGTCCTGAATAGTATGTGGCATTTGTTGTGTCCTCCGTGTTGTTATTTATTATGTTATTAGATTAAACAGTACCGGCAACTTCTTCAAACGAGACACCAGTTCTCGTTGCAACAAATGTCAGTGTGACATAGTTGATTGCTTTGGCAGGTTTCAGGTAAATGTCTGCTCTAAATTCATTGTTATCAATAACATCAGGAGTGTTATTTGAAGTATCACAAACAACGAGGAATCCATAAAGACCTCTTTTTGCTTGAACATCACGAAGATATGGTTCAACAATATTCTTGAAGTTTGCTCTTGTTATCTCATCATTGAGTTCAAAGAGTTGTGCTTCTGCTGCTTTCTGTAATGCTTGCTCAACGGTAAGGAATAAACGACGAACGTTAATTCTATCAAACGCAGATGCATATCCAAGAGCAGTCTTATCTCCAAAGAGAAGAGTTCCAATTCCAGGTTGAGTAATAACAGAGTTAATTCTCAATGGATAGAGTTGATCTCTTTGTGCCTTGCTTGGGTTATAAGCAAGTTTAACAGCATTATTAATGATTCCTCTTTGCTGTCCAGCAGGTGAGAACCATGGATATGCTAGAATTCCAGTACGACAAGTTAAACCAGCAATGTCTCCATTACATGGAATGTAACGGAACTTATTATTAAAACGATCATAAGTGTACTTATAACCACTATCAAATACACCATAAGATGTAGATGTAAGTGAACTAAAGTATTGAATCAAGTTTGTAGTTTGTGTAGTCGTATTAGACTCACCAACTACGTTTCCTCTATGTGGTCCAATAAATGCAACACAATCCTTTCTTTGATTTGCTATAGAAAGTAGATGATTTGCTTTTGCTTGTGACTCATCCTCATTGGTAAGTCCAGGACCCATAATAAGGTAATCCATAGCAACTTCATCTTCGTTGCTTAACTTATTATATGATGTTTGAAGATCTCCTAACGCGGCTTTAGCACCCTTATTAGCAGAATAATCAATACCACCCGTCAATGTGTAAGTAGTATTACCAATACCACTAAATGTTACTCCTTGAGCGTCTAGACCCCAGAGACTATCTCCATTTGTGACTTGAACATATCCTGCACCCGCAGTTGTAAATCCAGTAGCAACTGGAACAGTCCTCCAATATGCATCTTCTGCGGAAGAAGGATTACTTCCAGCATAAACTTGATCTGAGAAATCAGCAATATACTGCTCATACCAGTTTTTCCGTGGAGCATTAACTGCAGAAATAGCATCTTTTGCTTTAGAAAGATTTAAGTGCTTCTCAAGAATACTTCCTGTGACTCCACTAATATTTCCTGCATCATCAACAACAACCACATGAATACCATCATTCTTACCACTTCTATCAAGAGTGTATTTGGTACTAACAGGTCTGGGAGCAATAGACTTCCAGTACATTACTCCATTGTTTATTTGAAGTTTCTGTTGATCATACCAATCAGTAGCAGTTGTAGGAGTATATGCTGCAACAGTAGCAGAAAGACCAGTATTAATACCAGCATTATCTACAAAATAGCAAGAATCTGAAGTATCAAAAGAAGCAAATGATGTGTTCTCAGCATAAGTAATTGCTGTTTCTGTACCAGCTGCCGAAACTCTTGATGTTACCTTAACATTAATTGTAGATAGTTCACTTGTTGATTCAGTATTAACACCAGTAATAATACCCTTTAGATATCCATTAAACTGACTAGTTGATCCTGCTCCAGGAAGATTAACATCCAAAACAGCAGTAATACCATATCCAATTGTTGCGCCAGCAAGTGATAAGTTACTTGTCGTAATACCAATTATTTGGTCAGCAACATCATCAATAACACAAACCTTTAAATCATTAGCCCAAGTACCAGGATTCTTTGCTGCCCAAGTATAGTTGGTATCTTCTCCATCACCATGATTCTCCATGTAATCATCGTAACTATCGATTCTACCTGTTCCTGTCATTCCAGTGTAGGCATATCCAACACCAGCATTGGCATTCTGTAGAGTAGTGCCAGCAGTTCTAACAACCTTTAAGACCCCTCCATAAGAAAGATAGGATGCCGCGCTCATCCAATACTCATACTGCGCGTCTGTTGAAAGAGGTTTTCCAAATGTGGAAATCAATTCTTGTTCTGTTGTAATATCGATAGGAAAATCAACGGGTCCAATTGGGAATGGACCTGCGATACCTCCAATATTATCAAGTACATTATCAGCTCTTCCTACAGTTAAATCAACCTCCCTTACCAGTACACCGGGAGACAATTGAGGAGTCGCCATGTCGTTTTTCTCCGAATTTCTCAGTTATCTA